TACTTCAATATCTTAAATTTGAGAATAACGTTGATAGAGATGGATTCAATATATTAGTATGTAGAGCATATGCTGATGATACATTCACAACACCTGAAGTTATTGCAACTTGGGATACGACTTATGTTAGTTCGCTTCCTGTAGGTACAAACTTAACAACAGGCGAAAGTTTCAATATCGTTTCAACTAACGGTAACCTTAGCGATTATGTTGACATTATTACTCAGTTAGCACCTAACATTATTGAAATGTCTGTTGCTGAGGCTAATTCATCAGGTATTAAAGTAGGTGATCTATTAGTTTCTACGGACACTCAAACTTATGATAATCCTTTAACTGAAAATTTACAGTCAAGATTAACAAGAGTACTTGAAGTTAAAACAGTAGCTTCTGCTTCTTCACCTGGAGTTTATACAATCCAAGTTAAGACTGAAAGACCTATCCAACTTTACCCTGGTACAACTACTAGAGTATGGAAGTTTAAATCTATCCAAGAGTTTGTTACTTCATTCAACTTCACATATCTACCAGGAGCAGCTATTAAAGCAGCTTCAGTTCCAAACGGAACAGATACAAGAATGAATGCTATCTTGGATGTACTTTACAATACTAACTTAGCTAGAACTCTTGCAGATACTGACGTTATTACATTCAGATACGTAGTAGATACATTTGATGGAGGTATTCAGCCAAACTGTAAATACCAGCTTACAAGACTTGCTAAGAACAGACAAAAATGTATGGCAATCTGTAACGTACCTTCAATGCAGAAATTCTCAGAATCAGTAGATCCTAGATTTACTTCTGCACCTACTGCAACAGATCCAGCACCAATTTTACAAGCTAGATACATTGCAGATGGAGGTAATTTAAGTTTAAATCCTTCATTTACATTCTCTCTTCCTGATGAGGATCAAGGAGCTAAATTCTCTGGATTCTTTGCTCCATTCTTAACAATTAGAGATAATGGTAAGAACTTAAACGTTCCACCAGCACCATACGTATCTAATAACTTCATCCGTAAGTTTATCACAGGTGAACCTTATTCAATCGTAGCAGGTGTTAAAAGAGGTATTATTTCAGCTGGTAACTTAGTTGGTCTAGAGTATGACTTCGATCTTCAAGATAGAGAATATCTAGAGCCTTTCGGTATCAACCCAATCATTCGTAAAAGAGGAGTTGGTGTAGTTATCTACGGTAACCAAACAAGCTACCAAAGAACTAACTCAGCATTTAATAACTTACACGTTAGAGATCTATTAATCACAGTAGAATCTGCAATTGAAGAAATCTTAGCAAACTACGTTTTCGATTTCAACGAGGATTCAGTAAGACTTGAGATTAAAACTTTAGTGGATAACTACTTAACTGGAGTAAGATCAGTAGGAGGTATTTATAACTACTTAACTATTATGGACTCTTCTAACAATACTCCTGCAATCATCGATCAAAACATCGGTATCATCGACGTTATTATCGAACCTGCAAGAGGAATTCACAAGTTTATTAATAGAATGACAGTTACTAGAACAGGTGGTATTGCTTCTGGAGGATTTATCCAATTTAGCTAATAAATTTGATGATCAAAAAGAATGTTAAATATATAAAATAAAAACATGGCAGGATTACCACATTATTCAAGTTCGAAGGCTTCTATTAACAAGTTCGAACCAGTTTTCCTCAACCAGTTTGAGGTTACTATAAGTCCACCTGCGGGTGTGGCTATTCCGCAAGGAAATCCTGGAAGTAATAATATACTTCTAGAGCAAGTAACTAGAGTTTCTGGATTACAGGTAGATCAAAACCCAGGGGAGATCACACAGCAATATAAATTTGCTAAAAGATATTACGCTGGAGCAGCTCCACAAAGAACTGGTTTAGATTGTGATATAGAGTTTGAAGTCAACTTAAATGATGACAATTCAATGTATGTTTTTAAAGTACTTCGTCAGTGGTCGGATTTAATTTACAATCCTCTAACAGGTGCAATGGGATTAAAAGCAGATTATGCTGGTAACATTTTAATAAACGTCTTTAATAAACAAGGAGATGTTTATAGAAAAATTAACCTTAGAGATTGCTTTCCTAGTACACCTATTACTGAAATGGCTTTAAATTACACTCAAACGTCTATTTACAAATTAAATGTTACTTGGGCAGTTGATTACTTTGATGACGTATTTATATAATTAAAAAGAAATGGCAGGATTACCACATTTTAGCTCCTCAAAGGCAGCGGTTCAATTATACGAACCAGTTTATCTTAACCAGTTCGAGGTTATTATTCAACCTCCAGTTGGTGTAGGAAATCCTCAAGGAAACGGGGGAAGAACACTATTAGTAGAAAACGTTCTATCAGTAGCTGGTCTTGCAGTTGATAAAAACCCAGGATTAGCAGAACAAAGATACAAATTCTCTAGAAGAAGATATGCAGCAGCAGCTGTTGACGATACTGGTGTAAAAGTTAGAATCGATTTTGAGACCAACTTAGACGACAATAACAGTAACTATGTTTTCAAAACATTACGTGAATGGTCAGATTTAATCTATAACCCATTAACTGGTGCTACTGGTATCAAATCAACATATGCAGGAGGAACTTATATTCTTATCTCTATCTTCAATAAACAAGGAGATGTATTCAGAAGAGTTAAGTTAGTTAACTGCTTCCCTGTAGATCAGATCAAGGCAATGGACTTAGATTATACAAACGGAACAACACCTTATAAAATATCTTTATCTTTTAGAGCAGACTATTTTGAAGATGTATTCAACTAATTTGTAGATATTTCTTACAATAAATATATAAATGGAGACCTTAGAGTCTCCATTTTTATTTTAAAATGTTTTTGTTAATCAGGAAACTTAAACGTAAAAATCAGTAAAAGAAATATAAGCAAATGACATGGTTGACCATTTAGACGACGAACTATTAAACGAACTGAGCAAGAAAGAGCAAGGTTCAAGATTTGAGTACGATCAATTACAACAACAGGAATCTACTCCCGATCCAGATGTAGATGATGTAAATATTCCATCTTGGATCCCACAAGATTATCAAAAGCCTTCTGCTGAGGAATTAATACAAAGATCTGAACAAAATAACTCTTCTAATCTTGGAAAATCTACTAGAGTTCCTATGGGAATGGAGAGTGAATGGAAGAATCTTCCACCTGAAACTTTACCATCCAAAGGATTTGGATATCCTGAAGGATTTGAAATTGCTATTAAACCAGCATCTGTTAAGGAAATTCGTCACTTTTCCACAGTAGATGATGACGACAGAATAGATTTGGATGACAAATTAAACACAATCTTATCTAAATGTATGAAAATAAGATGGGATGGTGGATTTCTAGAAAATTATGATCTTTGGTACGAGGATCGATTCTTTATTATAATGTCAATCAGAGATTTAACATTTATCAAAGGTGAAAATAGAATTCTCCTTCCTGTCACTAAAAACTGTACAAAACCCGATTGTAATATAGCAGATCAGATAGAATTGAAAGCTAATCTCCTAGATAGCTTTGTAATCGATCCGGAGCTACTAAAAAGATACATCAAAGACACATATTCTTTTAGGTTTGTCCCTAAAGATGGAAGTCCGGATATGGATCTTTACATCCCTACTGTAGGGGTTACTACTTTATGTAGAAAAATACTTTCGGAAAAAAGAAGGAAGGGAAAGAAATTTGACGAGAGCTTCTCTAAAGTTGCAAGTTTTATTATTCCAGATTGGAGAAATCTAGATGAAAGACTTTACGACCAATACGAGAGAGCATCAAACGAATGGACTCCTTTACAATTTTCAATTGCAGATCAGATTAGTGAAAAAATAAATTTTGCAACTAAATCGAGAATCTATAGTAAATGTTCTAGCTGTGATGGGGAGGTCACAGCAGAAATATCATTTCCCGGAGGGTACAGATCCCTTTTCGTTATTTCAGATATCCTTAGCCAATTACTTTGATATTAAATTTAGACTGTGGGAAGAATTTAAAGTATCTATAGATTCTTTAGAATCACTACCTTTCTATGAATATCAAATCTATATAGATAAGCTAAACGAAAAGATAGAGAAAGAGAACAAAAAATCCGAACAAGGAGATTTAGTCGAAGCATTTTCATTTTCAAAGCCAAAAAGTTAAACTTTTTGGCTTTTTAGGTATATAAATAAAAAAAACATTTTGGCAGGAGAAACAGGATCAGAATTTCCAGTTTTTAAAACTGAGGGCGGTGCTTTTGACAGAGCTAAATTTAATGCGGACCTACAGGCTAGCATGGGTGCTAATATAAGCACAGAAACTGTTGATGCTTTAAAAGAAGCAAATAGTGTAGGAGATGCTGCAAAGAAATTTTTCAAAGGTTCTTTTGAACAAAATTTAAAAGCATTAGATCCTGCTTATGACCCAGGAAGTGTATTTTATAGAGAAGCACGCTCCCCTTCAGGATTATATCAAAAATCTATACAGAATAAAATAGATAAAGGTGAAGCAATAGACGGAAAAGAAATTTTCGAAATGTCTAAGAAAGCAGCAGAGAAAAAGATTTCTAATGCAGCAATACTTAAAACCGGTAAAGTTACTGAGATCCTAGAAAATGTAGGATTTGACGACTTTAAGAATTTTGATGCTTATGAAGATGTAAAAAGTGATTTTGATAGTAAGATCAAAGAGGATAAGTTTAAGTTTGATTCAGTATTAGATGGATTTTGGCTTCTATTGGATGATTTTAATAGCAAAGAGTCAATTCCAGAACAAACTTTACAATATTTAAACAATCCAGAGAATAGCGCAATGATGTCCGCTATAGCTAAAGTATTAGAATCAGAAGGATTCAATAGCGAAAGCGTTTTAGCTATGTCTAAAAGATACGACGAGAGTTTATCTAAACTTGTAGAAATAGCTGAAAAAGGATCTGTTGAAGGAGCTAAAACACCTACCGAAGAAAAAAAGGTAGAAACAACTCCTACTTCAACAACAGAGGAACAAAAGGTAGGAGAAAAAAAAGAGGAATCTAAAGGTGGTGAAACAGGATCAGCTCCAGTAGAATCTGCTAAAACAGAAACAACTGCGACAACTACAGGAACAACAGGTACGGAAGCAAAAGGTACTACTCAAGAAAATACACTTGCTAATAAAACTGGAGAAGAACCTAAGAAAGTAGAGGGAGTATCTGGTACTGGTGGTACAGAAAATAAAAGTCAGCCAGCATCAGCCGAGGTATCATCTAAGATAGACAATTTAATATCGAATCTTTTCGGTGTTAAAGGCGGAACAGGAGCAGGTGGAACAGGAGCAGGTGGAACAGGAGCAGGTGGAACAGGAGCAGGAACAACTGGTGGAGCTCAATCGCTAGAAAATAAATTAACCTCATCTGCACCAACATCCCAGGAAGTAAGCTCAGCTATAGATAAAAATTTAGAATCCTTAGGATTTAAAGCTAAATCATCACCAGGTGGAACTTCTACTAGTACTGTAGAAAATTTATCATCTAAGAATGAAACTTCTTCCACCCCTAAGGGTATAAAAGAAACAGAGACACAAAAGTTAAGTAGTGTAACACCTCCTGCAGATAATAATTCAAAAGAGGAAACTAACACATCTACTACAACGCCAGTGAATTCTGAGACAGTAACTAATAAGGTATCGGCAGAAACGGCAAGTGTCAATTCCCCCACAGGAAACGAGCAAACAAAGGGTGAAACTCCGAAAGAAACCGTTAGTTCTACAGGCAATGAAGACTTAAGTAAAAAAATGGAAACTATGGTTACACTACTGACTCAATTGAATAATACACTCCAAGGACCTCTTCTAGTAACATCAACGTCAAAAAAAATTGACTAAGGGGGTTTACTTTTTGAAAACAATCTACTATATTTGTAAAAAATAAAATCTAAATAAAATGAGTAAAAATTACGAGATCACTAAGGAGCTAAGGCAGGCTTCATTAGAATTCCTAAAGGAGTTTGGGAATTACCAGAAATGCCTAGAAATTTTAAGCGATGAAGAAAAATTAGAATTTACCGAAGAAGAAGTTAATGAAATATTGAATCTATTGGGCTCATTCAGATTAAGGGATGTCTTCAACATCGTAGAAAGATATAAAGTTGAAGTTACACCTTTAAAATCTCAAACTGATGAGCAATCAGAGCCTATCACAGGACAAGCAGAATAAAGTCGATCGTTTATACTTAAAAATGGCTAAGGTATGGGCCGAGAATTCTCACTGTAAGAGAAGTCAGGTCGGGTGTCTTATTGTCAATAATCGACAAATTATATCTGATGGATACAACGGAACACCTTCCGGATTTCCTAACAATTGCGAAGATTGCGACAACAACACATTACCCACAGTATTACACGCTGAAGCCAATGCTATTACTAAAATAGCTAAAAGTACGAACAGCGCAGAAGGTTCAACACTTTATGTGACTCTCTCACCATGTTTCGATTGTGCTAAACTTATAATTCAGGCAGGAATTAAAAGAATAGTATACTCAGAAGTTTATAGAAAGACAGATTCTTTTAAACTTTTTGAAGAAGCAGGTATAGAAATAAAACAAATGGAGATTTAAAAAAAAATTAGAAAAAATGGCAGTAAAAAACATTCAGGAATTAGCGGAAAGCTTTATGCGAACGTCATCAGATAAAGACTTCGTAGAGCTATATAAAAGAATCAAACCAGGATTATTAAATCATTGTAAATCTATATTAATAGATACGGATGCAGCAGAAGATGCAGTGTCTAATACAATGGCAAAGATCTGGACAAAAATATCACAATACGATCCACAGAGAGGTAATTTTTCTACATGGGTATACAATATAGCAAGAAACGAATCTTTAGTAATAAAAAAGAGCGAGGATCGTTATATGCCCATCATACAGGAGATAGTTAAAAATAATGACGACGGAGAAGATACAGTTCAAAGAGTAAGTCATTATCAGGACAATATCTACAACTGCGATTATATTAGTAGTGAAGCAAATGAAATGGAAGATCTATACGAGAGCGTATTAGAAAGAATGAAGGATCTTCCAGATATCTACAAAGATATTCTTTTCGACAGAGAGATCTTAAGAATGAAATACCAGGAGATCGCTGATAAGCATGGAATGAAAAAAAGAGCTATTGCTACTAGAATACGAAGAGCTAGATTAAAAGTTAGGGAGATGTTTCCTGGAGTTAATTTGACTTTCAACGATTGATTACAATAAATCAAATTGTAACTTTTTCTTTCGTTTAATCTAAAAATAGAAAAGATTTATGAATTATCCTTTCAAAAGAGTTGTAATAGATATCAAAAATTATCTTTATATCCGTAGGGTCATAAAGAAAAATCGAGATACTATTGAATGGCAAAAGTTTAAATTAAGAGCGGATTGGGTCGGAAGAATCTATACAGTAATAAATCTTCCACCGGAGGTTCTATATTCTCCAGATACACCGGAGGAAATTAGACCGGCTTATGTACTTGAAGAATCTAAGCCTTTAAATGAATATTTAACAAGCTTAAATCTACAGGAAATAATCCTTCCTGGTATTAATCCCATACCATCGTCTACTTCTTACCTATTAACATATACACCTTATTTTCAAAGACTGTCGTTAAGATGGATCTTATACCGAACTATATTACTTCTAGTCCTTATTTGGTCACAAGCAAAATTTGGATTTTTGGGATGGGTAGGATCACAACTAATTAATCTATATGAGTTTATCTTCTAATATAAACATAACAAGACAAGCATATCCTTGGGGTAGAGCTTACATAATAGAAGGAGCCGATGAGGCTCCTTTAATTTTACCATCTGTTACTACCATATTAAAGCTAGTAGAAAATAAAAAATACGAAAAGCTTAAAAAAGAATTCGGTGAGAAAAGATGGGAAAAGATACTACACGATGCTGCAGAGAGAGGAACTATCATGCACACAATGTTGGAGCTTTTTCTTTTAGAGTGGGCAAAAGAAAAGAACGTGGACAGATCGTTGAAGAAAGCACAGATATTTGCTATCGAAGAATCTAGAAGAGATAACGGTAAATATCTAAAATATGTTGAGAAAGGTAGGAATCTATTCTGGAATTTCTATCACGCTAAGTTCTGGGAAAATATCTCGGAAGTTGTAGACAATGAAGCATTTCTTTACACTACATTCAAAGGAGGATGGGCAGGAGCTTGTGATTTTGTTTATAGGGATTTAGAAATGAATCTAATAGTAGACGATTTTAAATCTTCAACATCTCCTAAAGACGAGGAAGACATATTAAATTACAAATTACAGATAGCTGCTTATATGTTTATGTGTGCTGAAAAATATGGTGAGGTTCCGAAGGTTGGTAAGATAAGGATAGCGAATGAACAGACTTCAGATTTACAAATATTTGAAGTTCATGATTATGAGCTAAAAGAGTATCTTTCTCAGTTTATAGAATTGGCTCAAAAATTTAGAAAAATACATTCAATATAGGAAACTTCTTATTATTTCCAAGTATAACAAACATAAAAAATATTTAAAATGGCAAAGACTAAAATTAAAGAAGCAGCACCAGCTATTACTGAAGAACAAAACGAAGCAATCCTTGATAAGTTCATCACTAATGTAGATCAAGAAAAAGTTGCTTCAATCAGAAAAGATTTAGAGGACTTTAAAAAAAGTCTTACTGATAAGGAGTATGCAGTTTCGATGGATGCTAACTTATTAAAAAGATTTGACACATTCATGAACGAGGAAGTTGAATGGAGATCTAAAGAAGCATTAGGTGTTACTGAAATTCTTAAAAGAATCGAAGCCATTAAAAAAGAAGGAATTAAGGATGGAGTAGCATACTTAACAAATCTTGAGGTTGAGGCTTCTCACTATTTCCTTATGAAATGGTCAGGTAAGGGATCTTCAGAGGTTAAGGATTTCATTTCATTATGGAAAACTTTCGAAGAAACTTTAGCTCTTATCCAACAAGATAACGCAGTAGTTAAAGATTTAGAACAACAATTAGCTGCTGCAGAGCAAGGCGTAGAGATTGAATAATTAACACCCTACTACTATAATACTAAAGACTGGATTTAACCCCAGTCTTTTTTTTTGTGGATATATAAAGAGTATGAAAAAGAAATTGTTTCCTTGGATAATTGCACTTTCGGCTTTAGCTGTTTCTGGATCCGCTGCATTTTATTCAGTATCAGGATTAGGTAAAATGTTTGCCGGTGCTTCTTTACAGGTTATGGTACTTGCTGGTAGTCTAGAATTTGCAAAACTTGTAACTGCTTCGCTTTTATACCAGTATTGGGCTTCTCTTAATAGATTACTCAAAGTTTACCTATCTATAGCCACCCTTATTTTGATTTTAATAACGTCTGCTGGGATTTATGGGTTCTTATCAGCTGCTTACCAAGAAACAGCTTTTAAAGTCCAGAATCAAGACAAAAACATAGAAATATTGGATAAGAATATTTCCATAATCAAAACAGAAATAAGCAATTATGAATCACAGGTTAAGCAGAAAAACGATAGGGTATCTCAATTAACAACTATTAGAACTAATCTACAATCCACACAGGATGTACTGATAGAAAAAGGAAAATCTACAAATGCGGTTAGACAGCAAATTAAGGACGTGGATTCAGAGATTAAAAGAGTAGATTCTGAAGTATCCGCACTTAATGATTCGATATCTTCAAAAAATAGTAAAATATCACTAATTGAAACAAATAAGTTAGACGTATCTTCAGATTCAGATCTTGCTAAAGAAGTTGGTCCTCTTAAATATATTGCGGAATTAACAGGGAAAGGATTAGGTGAGATCGTGAATTGGTACATTATAGTCTTAATGCTAGTTTTTGATCCTCTGGCAATAGCTTTAGTTATTGCAGCAAACTTTGCATTTCAAAAATCAAAAGAAGAAGATCAGGATTCACCAATAGAAAATAAAATAATAGAAGAAGATAAAGAAAACAAAAAAGAAGATATGAAAGATCTAGCTAAAAAAATATGGGGTTCTTTAACCGGATTTAAAAAAAGAAGAAATAAATCAATAGAAGATAACAGTTCTAAAGATTCTATAATAGAAGAAGCACTTACAAATAAGGAAGAATCCACTTTCATCTCAGTTTCTGATATAGTAAAAGAAGATTTAGAGGATAATAAACCTATGGAGGAGATTAAAGAGAGCGAAGAGGATAAATACAATAGGGAAATGGAAGAATATAAAAGAAGAAGGGATAGATTTAGAAGCAATCCTGGAGACCAAGGCCCGTTAAGAAGATCGAAATGATAAAACCAATTTATACAACAAATCCAGACTACATAAAGTTCTTAGATTGTAATCCTGCAGTCTATAGAAGAGTAGCGTTTCAGTCTTGTAATTTGGACATCAAAGAGGGATCGAAGGTTTTGTCCAC